ACAAACACGACTGGCAATGCGGCAGCTTTTTCTTTCGCCCACAGAGCGCATTATTTAGATGTCCGCATATGCAAGCGGTTGAGTTCTTCGACATCTGGAACTGCGAGATCAAGTTCATTCCGACGTGGAGTGAGTACGCAAAAACACGCACCGATGAAAAGGCACTCAAGAGTTTGGTGTTGCGAGAGAAGCTCGCGGTTGAGGAACTGAATCATCGCTATAACCATGTATTTAAGTATGCGGACTGGACGTATGCCAGAGCGGACAAGCCCATTCTGGCGTCACATTTTCATCCAGAGCCAGAGAGTATGGCGAGAATGGTGCATGGCAAAAACAACCACAAGATTCCGTTCGTGCCGACGAGACTAAAAGAACTCTTTCGGCGACACGGGTTTGTATGATACAATAGAGACTATGATGATGAACAAACGTGATTATTTCGTCTGGGTAGAAAAGTATCGCCCACAGACACTCGATGATTGTATTTTGCCATCAAGTGTAAGGCAGACGCTCGACGGGATCATGCAGCAGTCAGACCTTGCCAATCTGTTGTTCACTGGGAAGGCGGGCACTGGTAAAACTACCGTGGCGCGGGCTATTGCACGGGATCTTGATATGGACGTGCTGGTAATCAATGCGTCCGACGAGAACGGTATCGATGTTCTCCGCACGAAATTGAAAGACTTCGCCTCCGGCATGTCGTTCGAAGGTAAACGAAAAATGGTCGTCTTAGACGAGGCCGACTATTTGAATCCACAATCGACACAACCTGCATTACGAGCCTTCATCGAGGAGTTTGCGGGCACCACTGCGTTCGTCATGACGTGTAACCACAGCAATCGCATCATTGCACCGTTACATTCGCGCTGCTCCATAGTCAATTTCGAAGTGCCGAAAGCGGAGCGCCCGACGGTCATGGCCGCCTTCGCCAAGCGCGTGTTTGAGATCCTCGATCAAGAATCGGTCACCTATGACAAGAAATTGGTCATGGAAGTTGTACAGCAGTACTTCCCTGACTTCCGGCGGACGCTGAATGAACTACAACGGTTCAGTGCTACCGGCACACTCCAGCCAGACATTCTGTCACAAGTGTCGGACAAAGATATTGCGGTACTCATGAAATCGCTGTGTGACGCGAATTTCGGCGCCGTTAGAAAATGGATGTCAGATCATGAAGACACCGATGAGTCGGCTTTTTATCGAATGCTGGCTGAGAATCTGCCCGCTCACGTCAAGAGCAGTGAGTTGCCGGCCATGATACTCGTACTTGCTGACTACGGATATCGATCCGCATTTGCCGCAGACAAGTCACTCAATATGCTCGCCTGTCTCACTGAGATCATGGGCAGTCTTGACGTGAAATCGTGAGTGATGCGGACGGCTCGGTCATCTGGGACTACGTGAATGCGATAACGTTGACGAAGGACATAAGCCTCGCGGACAGTCTAACACTTGACACCGTATATGAACCCTTTGTGGTGAACCGCGCATTGTCCTATTTCAACGAATGCGTAATGGCAGCCAATCTGATGAACGAATCACCTCATCTGCCCAAACGTCTCCAATTTTTGTTCCTGCTCGGAGTTCTTAGGCCACGAAAAAGATTTAGTAAGTGGTTCAAGCATTCGATCTCGGATGAAGCCCGCGTTGTGTCCGAGTATTACGGTTGTTCATTGCGGCAGGCGGTACCGCTCACGTCTCTCCATTCCTCAGAGCAGCTTATACATATGCGAGCGCGGCTGTTTAAGGGTGGGAGATCTTAGACGCGCCAAGATCTATAAATAAACTTAGACCAAGTTGTTGTAATGGTTCAAATATGTGTCTGACGATGCCACTGGTGTTCTCTCTCACGCCCCCATTCGTCAGCCCAACTTACATAAAGGCTGGAGTTGTGATGACAAATGAAACCAAGACGCTTCCGCCGCACATAGCTGCGATAATCAATCAATGCGTTGAGGTGACCTTACCATCGCCGGACGATTTTCTCAAAGTAAAAGAAACTTTAACCAGAATAGGCATCGCCTCCAGAAAAGATAGACGCCTGTTTCAATCAGCCCACATTTTGCATAAGCAGGGAAAGTACTATATCGTACATTTCAAAGAACTTTTTCTGCTCGACGGAAAGACGCAGCAAACCGTATTCGATGAGTCCGACAAATCTCGTCGAAACACGATTGCCAACATGTTGGCGGAATGGGGATTGGTTAAGTTAGTCGATGCCGAGCGCAGTGCGTCACCGGTGATTCCTCTGGGACAAATGACGGTATTGCCATATCGCGAAAAGAATGATTGGTCGCTCATTGCAAAATATGAAATCGGCAAGAAGCGAACTTAACTTGACAAATAGCGGAGCAACCTTTATAATGTCTTTAGATTAAGGAGAGTGAGATTATGGTCGAGCCGCAATTTCTCAGTGACAAAACATACCGCGAATTATTCACAATTAAACCGGTGCAGCCGTTGGTGCCGACTGTCTTGGACCATCGGGAGATAAGCGTTTTTCAGAAAGAACAGTACACGATCTTCACGAACCCACGTTACTTAATGGGCAAAGCTGTCTTTCCTGAACGCAAAACTACAGAAGCGTATTGCTACGACATCTGTGCGTACTTGCCTGAATACCGATCAGTTAATCTCAAGCCACTGACGGTTATGCGTGTCGCGACGGGGTTACACCTGGCGCTACCCGAACATTGGTCAGCACTGATATGCAGTCGCAGTGGCCTAGCAGAGAGGGGTGTGCAAGTGATCAATTCGCCGGGGGTGATTGACTCCGACTATCGCGATGAAGTCAGTATCTTGTTGAGTTACATTGCACCACCTGATGACAGACCGTTTGTTATTGAACATAATATGCGAATCGCGCAATTGCTCTTTCTACCACCGACACCGAAAATTCGTCTCACGGAAGTGTCATCGTTAAACGATCTTCCGGTGCGCGACACGTCACGGCAGGGTGGATTCGGATCAACGGGCGTGTAATGAAAGCACTTGTCACCGGCGCGGCGGGATTCATTGGTTCGACACTTGTTGATCGTCTCTTGCAAGACGGATACGAGGTCATTGGTGTTGACTGCTTCACGGATTATTACTCCCTTGATCAGAAAAGCGGAAATGTCCTCGCGGCACTGGAGAACCCCAAGTTTCGTCTTGTTGGGGGTTCTATTTCCGCCATCGATTGGGAAGCCACTCTATCTGATGTGACGCACATCTACCATCTTGCCGGACAACCGGGCGTTCGTGCAAGTTGGGGGCAAGAGTTCGAAAAGTATGTTGACCAAAACATTTCTGCCACGCAGACATTACTTGAAGCATGTCTTCAGTACGAGCCGCCGCTGCGGTCGTTTGTATATGCGTCTACATCATCTGTGTACGGATTGTCTGATGTCCGTCCATATAACGAAAGCACACGCCCACACCCCATCTCACCCTACGGTGTAACGAAGTTAGCCGCAGAACACCTCTGTCTGCTGTACCAGCATTCGTATGGGCTGCCTATTACTGCCGTGCGATATTTCACAGTGTACGGTCCCCGGCAACGCCCGGATATGGCATTTCATATTTTTCTTAAAGCTGCGATGGAGGGGAAACCGATCACGGTTTTTGGTGACGGAAAACAGCGTCGCGACTTTACGTACATCACTGACGCTATCGATGCCACCATTCGCGTAGGGCACCTTGGACGCCATGGTGACGTTTACAACATTGGTGGCGGTTCGCAGGTAACGTTGAACTTTGCATTAGGTATTATTAGTTCTGTCACTGGCGTATCATTGAAGATAGAAAATAGTATAAATCAACGCGGAGATATGCGCGATACTCATGCTGATATTACGTCCGTACGGTCTCTGGGATTTCGCCCTAAGGTCTTACTTGTGGATGGCATTCGTGAAGAATATAACTGGTTGGTGTCATACTATCTAGCGTAGCAATAGAAATCGCTCAAAATGTGGTATAATGTATTTGAACAGGAGAAAAAGATATGATGGAGTTTACGTTTCTAGTTATTATGGGTCTCGTCATAGCGGCATTTGCATACGTGTTCTCTAAGTTGATATTAAAGACTAAGAATCGGAGTGCTCTTGATGACGATCAAAACGTGTACAGCAGGATGGTCGTCTCGCCACAGTGGCGATCACCACTGGACGTGGCCACGGCAAAGAAACCTAGTCGCTCGTTTGGGGTGAAGAAGTTTGGGAAGAAGACCGTGAAGAAGATTGTTGTGAAGAAGGGGAAGGCTGTGAAGAAGGGAAAGAATACGAAAAGGAATCCACTAAAGGGGGCGCGACGTGGCTGATATTCTTGTGCTGCATTTGACTTCTGGTGAGGACATCATCGGAAAGGCGCGTCTAGATGATCAGGGTGCTAACTGGCTGATCGAGAATGCGGTTCGCCCTAATGTAATAGTGGAACCTGAGTCGGGTCGAGCGCGTGTGGCGCTTACACCGGTTATTGCCTATGGTGAGAGTGACAAACTCGTGATTTCCACGCTACATGTCACGTTTACGATTCCTGCGTCTGAACAAATGGTGAACGCGTATCGACAAATGCTGAGTGGAATCGTCACACCATCAGCCGTTGGGCCACCGGGCCCAGAGCCCAGCAAGCCATCAATAAAAACTCTCTTGCATTCGTAAGCGTTTTAGCGTATGATCAGTGAATGAAGCATTCGTCTATTCGCCCGACCATACGTAAGGCTCCCGACCCTTCGCTTCAGTACACATACTGCACAACACTCGGTTCCCGCGTTTACATTCGAGCGCGGGACGCCGAGGGTGCGCCATACATTGTGAATTTGAAGTACGCGCCTACCTATTATCTCCCAACAACCGAATACACTGGTGAGGCGACACTTGGTGGTGAGCCGTTACTCCCGCATCAGTGTGGTAACATCAGAGGGGCACGTGGTTTCCTCAAGTCACATCCAGAGGCTTACGGTAACATCCAATGTGAGTACATGGCGCTGGCAGATACTTACGGGGACACTGAGATCGTACCGGATATGAATCGTCTTTATGTCTGGAATCTCGACATCGAAACGGCCGCGGACAAAGCCTTCGCGCCGCCCGACGATCCGTTCAACGAAGTCACCGCGATCACCGTTAAGTGGCGACACAAAGAAGAATCGGGTACCGTTGTCTACAGCACGAAGCCTTATACCCCGGCGGAAGGTGTTACCTATCAACAGAGTGATAACGAACACGACATGCTCGTCCAGTTTCTCAAAGACTGGCGAAGTAAAGGTGACTACCCTGACATTGTCACCGGATGGAATATTCAGTTCTTTGATATGCCCTATCTGGTAAATCGAATGCGCCGGGTGATCAACGAAGAAGACGTGCTTCTCATGTCGCCATTCAAAACTATCACGCACCGTATGGTGAACATCTTCAATCGCGACCAGGCGGTTGTGGATATTCGCGGCGTCGCGATTCTCGATTATTTGGAACTCTATCGTAAGTTTACCTATTCGCAGCGAGAGAGCTATCGGCTCGATCATATCGCGCATGTGGAACTCAATAAACGCAAGCTCTCATACACAGAATATCAATCGTTAGACCAACTGTATCGTGAGAATTTTCAAAAGTTTCTTGACTACAACATTTTAGATGTGGAACTAGTAGACGAACTCGATCAGAAGCTCAAGTTGATCGAACTTGTCTGCATGATGGCGTACAGCGCGAAATCCAACTACGTGGATACCTTTAAGCAGGTACGGTTGTGGGACATTATGATCTATCACAACCTCCGCGCCAAGCACATACAGATTCCACCGCGACGTGACGTAGAAAAGACTAAGCAGTATGCTGGTGGCTATGTGAAAGCCCCGCACGTTGGGCAGCATGAGTGGATTGCGTCCTTCGACGTAACGAGTATGTATCCGCACATCATTCGCCAATGGAACCTGTCACCCGAAACACTGGTAGCAAAAGTCGATAAGAACTGGCCTACGATTGATGATTTATTGCTAGAACCCAACAGTATCAAGTCCTATCAACAGAACGAGGACCAGACAACCGACGGCTATGCGCTCGCCGCCAACGGCGTGCTGACGCAGCGGACCCATGAAGGTTTCCTACCCGCAATGCTCAAGACGTTGTATGACGAACGAATGCGGTTCAAAAACATGGTAGCTGTCGCCAAGAAACAGCGAGCGAAGACATCCAAGTCCGACCCGCGACATGCGGTGCTAACGAAGCAGATAGCTGCGTACAACAATCAACAAATGGTGCGGAAGGTGAACCTAAACAGTGCTTACGGTGCGCTTGGCTCACAATACTTTCGTTTCTATGACACGCATATGGCAGAAGCGGTGACGCTCACGGGGCAGTTGACAATTCGCTGGATTGCCCGCGATGTAAATGCCTACCTCAACACGGCGCTCAAATCAGATGCGGATTATGTGATTGCATCGGATACGGATTCTATCTATGTCAACCTCGGTGCATTGGTACAGCGTACAGATACCTTTAACGGAAAGACGAAGGATCAGATCGTCACGATGCTCGACAAATTCTGCAAGAAGCGTATTCAGACAGTCATCGATACATCGTTAGCCCGCTTGGCGTCATATCTCAATGTGGCAGTGCCGTGTCTGTCGATGACGCGTGAAATCATCGCGGACAAGGGTGTTTGGACAGCGAAAAAACGTTACATACTCAACGTGTATGATACCGAAGGTGTGCGTCATAGCACACCAATACTCAAGATGATGGGCATCGAAGCAGTGAAGTCTTCCACGCCGTCCATGGCGCGAGAGGTGCTGACCCGTGCTATCGAACTTCTACTGCGTGGCACACAAGAGGAAATCTGGACACTCATTCGACAAAAACGGGTGGAATTCATGAAGGCACCGTTTCAGGATATTGCCATGCCGCGTTCTGTCAATGGATTGGATAAATACGATCAGGTGGAGAGGGGCGTGCCGATTCATGTCGCGGCCGCACTTGCCTTTAACAGGAAAGTGGTCGCTGATAAATTAACACACATCGAACAAATCCGCGAGGGAGCAAAGATTCGCTTTGCGTATCTACGACAACCGAATTTATTTCGGTGTCATGTCCTCGCCGCAACGTATGGCTGCCCTGTTGAGTGGGAGGTTGAGAAATGTGTGGATTATGAAAAGCAATTTCAAATTGTTATAATTGATCCCCTAAATGCAATTCTAAATCTCGTGGGATGGTCTGCGGAACATCAAGCGAGCTTATTCGATTAGGAGTACACATGTCGTCTATCTTTATGCGGACTATGCTTTTTGTGACGGGCCTTGCCCTCTCTAGCATTGCCGCATTCTACTCGGTTACCGGATTAGCATACATCTTTGTGAGTGTGTTCTGGCCTATTGTGATCATGGGAGGCACACTCGAAGTCGCCAAGCTCGTCGGTGCGTCGTGGGTATTCCGGTATTGGCGCACCTCACCGAAACCGTTAGTCACCTATGTGAGTGTCGGCGTCTTTGTGCTAATAGTGCTCACGGGTATCGGCATCTTCGGGTATCTCTCGCGGGCGTATCTGACACAGCAAGCACCGCTGGAGCAACTACTCGCGGATCGTTCCGCGGCGGAACGGGATGTTGAGTTAGCGAACGCTGTCTATACTCGACGTGTAGCGGCTATCACCAATCTCACAAGCAGCGATTTAGCGGATCAAGTTATTGAGGGACTTGTAGAGAACGACCGACTCACTAGCATCAACGGTGCTGTGAATGTGTTACGAGAGCAGCAAGTCCTTGAACAAGAACTTCAGACGCAATTG